CCGATCTGACACGGCCTGGCCAACTGAACTCCTCTGGAGATTCAAGAGCCTTATATCTTAAGCTGTTCAGTGGCGAGATGTTCAAAGGATTCCAGCGTAATACAATCGCAAGGGATCTTGTAACAAAGAGAACTCTTAGAAACGGTAAGAGTTTACAGTTCATCTACACAGGTAGAACAACCGCAGAATACCATGTTCCTGGCCAGTCCATACTTGGTAACAGTGACGGTGCTCCACCAGTAGCAGAGAAAACAATCACAATAGATGACCTACTCATCTCTAGTGCTTTCGTTTACGAATTAGACGAGACACTTGCTCATTATGAGTTGAGAGGAGAGATCTCTAAGAAGATTGGTTATGCTCTAGCTGAGAAATATGACCGTCTAATCTTTAGAGCAGTCTCTAAAGGTGCTCGTCAAGCAAGCCCAGTATCAAAGGCTAACTTTGTAGAACCTGGTGGAACACAGATCCAAGTTGGTGCTGGTTCTGACGCTGACGATGCATTAAATGCAGAGAAGCTTGTAACTGCTTTCTATGATGCAGCTGCAGCTTTAGATGAGAAAGGAATTAGTACTGACGGTAGATGTGCAGTACTTAACCCACGTCAATACTACGCACTAATCAAAGATTGTTCTAACAACAACTTGATTAACCGTGATGTACAAGGTACAGCCTTACAAAGCGGAGACGGTATCATTGAAATCGCAGGTATTCATATCTACAAATCAATGAACGTACCATTCTTCAGTAAGTACGGTACTAAGTTCGCTCCAGCATCAT